GAACTAGAGGCGCTAATTGTGTCCATCGCTGAACACCAGGCGAAACGGCAACAACCGCCCCAGGCGGTGTAATCTTGGACCGCTTGGTGGAATGTGACATTTGTGGGGATGTATACCCTGCTAATATGCGCACATGCCCGTGGTGTGAACCACATAAACGAACGAAACCTTCTTTTATAGAACCCGATTTAGAGGATGACGAATGAGCATTTCGAACTATTTGGAAAATAAGTTGTTGGATTCATTGCGAAATGTGTCCTATGCGGCCACTGCGGTGTACATCAAATTGCATCTTGCCGACCCTGGCGAAGATGGAACTACCAGCCCTGCCGCTAATACGACCCGTCAGCAGGCCACCTTCTCGGCGGCCGCCAGCGGGTCCATGACAACCTCAGCCAACATCACTTGGACCAATGTTCCCAGCACTGAAACCTATAGTCATTGGTCGGCATGGGATGCCAGCACCGCTGGCAACTGTTTGTGGTCTGGCGCACTGTCGTCATCCGCGGCCGTTACGGCAGGTGACACTTTCCAGATTACCAGCCTGACTTTGACGCTGGACTAATCGATGGCTACTAACTTCCCCACTTCTCTGGATGCGCTAACAAACCCGTCATCTGGTGACGCCCTAAATAGTCCGTCGCATGCCGGACAGCATTCGGATGCGAACGATGCCATTGAAGCCCTACAGGCCAAGGTTGGTGTTAACGGCTCCGCCGTGACGACATCGTTGGACTATAAGTTGCGTTTCCAGACAAACCCGGTGTTGATTGGTCCCGAGGAGCGTTGGACGGTATCCGCTACTGCGGCTACCGGCACAGTCAATGTGGACGCATCGACAACCACACTGATATACTACACCAGTAACGCTAGCGCTAACTGGACTTTCAACTTCCGAGGTTCAGCCAGCGTGACATTAAATACACTGTTGGCTACGGTGAACGATTCAATTACAATTGCGTTTGCTGTCACTAATGGTGCTACGGCGTATCGTGCTACGGCTTTTCAGATTGATGGTGTTGCTGTTACTCCCAAGTGGCAGGGTGGTTCTGCCCCGTCGGCTGGTTCTGCTAATGCTATTGATTTGTATAACTTTACGATTGTTAAAACGGCGGCTACGCCAACATATACGGTATTTGCTTCTTTCACTAAGTTTGCATAGGTTCTAGGTTATGCCGATTATTTCTTCCGCTACAGGCCGCGCTCTAGGATTTACTTCTGGTAGTGGTAGTGTAACTGCTACTGGTGGAACCATTTCAACGGTCGGTGGCTACAAAGTTCATACTTTTACATCCAGCGGAACTTTTAGTGTAACTGATGCTGGCAATGGACTTATTGAATATATTGTTGTTGCCGGTGGTGGCGGCGGTGGAGCAAGTGATACTGCTTACCCGTCGGGTGGTGGCGGTGGTGGAGGAGTACTTGTTTCAACCGCCACAGTAACAGCATCAAATTATACTATTACCGTTGGTGCTGGTGGTTCTGGCGGGACAACGGCACCCGTAGCCCCAACCAGTGGTTCCAATAGTTCTATTTCCGGAACTGGTGTTTCAGTTACCGCAACTGGTGGCGGTCGCGGTGCAGTATTGGGTAGCACTAATACTGCGGCCGCAACTGGTGGCTCTGGTGGTGGTGGCGCAGGCGGAGGACCATATGTTGCTCCTACCAATGGTGCGGCGGGAACATCCGGGCAGGGAACCAGTGGTGGCAACGGTGGAACTGGATATTTTATTGATGCCTATACTGGTTCTTTCGGCGGCGGCGGCGGTGGCGGCGGAGCATCTGCGGCAGGCACCAATGGGGCAGACGGTTCGACGGTAAATGCAAACGGTGGAGCCGGTGGAAATGGCGGCGCTGGATTAACAAATTCCTATAGTGGTACATCGACTGTTTATGGCTCGGGTGGAGGCGGCGGGGCATCCACCGCAAGTGGTGGAACGGCAGGAACAAATGCTGGCAATGGTGGTGGAACTGCGGTTGGACAAAATGCTACCGCTAATCGCGGTGGCGGTGGAGGAGGCGCCGGTGGCGCATATGCTGGCGGTGCTGGTGGTAGTGGAATAGTAATCATTAGGTATATTGCATAATTATGGCACACTTTGCGGAACTAGACAACAACAATTATGTTACACGAGTTATCGTAGTAGATAACGCATCCATTTCGGATGCCAGTGGTAATGAATCAGAAGAATTGGGTATTCAATTCTGCCATTCTTTGTTGGGCGGCAAATGGCTTCAAACATCCTATAACGGCAATTTTAGAAACAAGTTTGCGGCCATTAACGACTACTATGATTCTTCTTCGGATTCTTTTATTTCTCCATGGTGGAAAAACGCTAGCACTGGTAAAGATTTAACTGCCGACGAGTGGAAGTATATTGAAAACTATAAGCATTATACAACCACTTTCCGTTTGTGGGCGGCTATTCCAGCCGACCAAGAACAAGAATGGTTAACCAAATACTGCAACAGCACATCACTTCATGCGTATGTTCCTTTAGATTATTTGACACACGGAACATATAAACTCAAAACAGATGTTGGTGATATCATCAGTTTCGATGAAAACAACAACATGAGTGTTAAGATTCATTTTACACACACCAAAGTTGTCGACTTGGGTGATGTTGGTGTTGTGATGGAAGAATGGACTGATTTTTTTGATTACGATATTGCGCGCCGCGCGCGCCAACTACATCCTCAGGTTGCGGCGTCGTCGGCGCATGAACTGTTTAGATTACTGTTGGAGTGGGATTTCTGTTATGAGCAGTTGGGGAACCGTGAGCCTGCGGCCCAACGATGCCATGACGCTGTGGGCTATCTGGGGATGCCAGATGATGTAAAACAAGAACTGATGGACTTGGTGCCAGACCAGGCTGTAGCACGCTACATCAAGGGTCAGGAACCTTTTGTTGGCCCCAGTGATGTTCCCTGTCCTCCGTTGTTTAAGGAATGGTATAATTCCATTAGTGTTAAGTAGTATGTATGTCTACATACAATAACTCCGCATACACATACAACCAGACCGGCAGAGCCTATGATAATGCTGTTGTTGTTTATGGAACCGGCACTGGTTCAGGTAGCGGAACACAAACAGCATTAGCGTTTTCAACGAGATTTCGTACTGGTTCGAATGCTGGTGCGGGAACACAAACCGCTGTTGGTATACGCTGGAAACTGCGCACGGCAACTAATACTGGTACTGGAACCCAGTCTGCTTCGTGGGTTCGCACCAAGGTGCGTACCGCAACGAACGCAGGAACTGGAACGCAATCAGCATCCAGGTTGCGTACACATGTACGCCAAGGAACCAATGCTGGTACAGGAACGCAGAGCGCTAACCGCCGAACAACGCATATTCGTGTGCTGTCGAATACTGGCACAGGAACTCAGACCGCTAGCGGCTATATTACATTTAAGCGTACCGCCAGTAATTCTACAAGCGGTACGCAAACGGCATTTGGTGTTATAACCAGATTCAGGTCGGCTAGTAATTCTACTAGTGGCACACAGTCTACTACTCGTTTAATTACCAGATTTAGAACCATTAGTAATGCTGGTACTGGAACACAATCTGCTAATCGTTTGATTACCAGATTCCGTTCGGCATCAGGTTCTGGTCAGAGTTCTCATAGTATCATCAGTGCCGAAGCATTCCTGCGCACCATCACCAGCGCTGGTTCTGGTTCTCAGTCTGCTTCTGGTTATATTACTTTTATTCGTTCCGCCACCGCCAGTGGTGTTGGTTCTCGTGAAGATGCTTTGTGGGTGAACAACGGTCAATCTTTGGTTGGCAAGGTTGTTATGCCCCTCAGGTGGTCTGCGGATAAACCTTTCTATATTAGGAACTGATTGTGGAATTAAATGAGTTGGTTCAGGAACGCGAATGGCGACTGTGCCGTGGTCCTGCTGATGCTACAACGGACGAGATGCTGGATGCGTTTACACATTTCTGTATGAACTATTGGAGTATTAAACATCCCGAGCGTGGCCGCATTCTTTTTGAGATGCGTCACGCCCAGCGTGAAACTGTTCGAGCATGGCTGGAGAACCGCTATAGTGTTGTTCTCAAGGCACGCCAGATTGGTTTCTCCACTCTGGCGGCCGCATATGCTTTCTGGTTGGTGTATTTCCAGGCTGACCGTTTTGTTATTATGCTTAGTCGTACTGAGCGTGAAGCCATGAAGTTGCTTCAGAAGTCTAAGTATGGGTATCGTTGGTTGCCCAATTGGATGCGGGACCGTGGTCCGCGTTTGTTGACGGACCATCAGTTGAAAATGGTGTTTGATAATGATTCGGCTATTGAGTCGTTGCCTTCGTCTAATGACCCGGCTCGTGGTGAGTCTGTGTATTTGGTGATTGTGGATGAGATGGCGTTCTTGCCGAATCCTGATGAGGCGTGGGCTAGTATTGAACCGATTGCTGATGTTGGTGGTCGTGTGATTTGTTTGTCTACGGCTAATGGGTCGGGTAACTTTTTTCATCAGTTGTGGACTGGTTCGCAAACTGGCACTAATTTGTTTCGTGGTGTGTTTTGGTCGTGGGATGCGGGCGACCGCAATCAGGATTGGTATGAGGTTAAGAAGCGTACATTGCCGGAATGGCAGTTGCATCAGGAATATCCCAGGTCGCCAGATGAGGCATTCATCAAGTCTGGTAATCCGGTATTTGATATTGACATCATTAATAGTTTGATGGCTTCGGACCCGACGGTCGGTATACTGTTTGTGGATGGGACTACGAATCAGAGCGCATTCAAGGAATACTCAGATGGCCCACTGAGGATTTGGGAATTTCCGGAACCGGACGGGGTGTATGTGGTGGGCGCCGATGTGGCAGAAGGTCTGGCACATGGCGACTATAGTTCGGCCCATATCATTAACGCCAAGAATGGCATGGTTGCCGCCCATTGGCATGGGCGCATCGAACCAGACCTGTTTGGGGAAATGCTAGCCGAACTAGGATGGATGTATAATTCTGCTTTGGTGGGCGTAGAAAACAATAACCACGGTCTGACCACCCTGAAGGCCCTACAGCGGTACGGCTATAAGAATATCTATCGCCAGCGCAGGCTGGCTCAGGCTCGCCCTACGCCTACGGAGATTCTAGGTTGGCGTACTACAGCGTCGTCCAAACCGCTGATGATTGACGAGTTATCTGCGGCTATCCGGCAGGAGGAACTGGACATTTGTTGCGAGTTCACTATTGGGGAACTTAGGACTTTTGTTCGCAAAGAGAACGGCAAGATGTCCGGGTCGCCCCACGACGACCGGGTTATTTCGCTGGCCATCTCCAACCAGATGTTAAAGTTTGTGTGGCTACCCGAATATTATGTGGGGGAAAACATCCCACGCAACAGTTTGGCATGGTGGGAACAGTTCATTATCCAGGAGAAACCTCCCAAGAATCAGCCTATTGGGGCATATAATGTCCGACATGGGGCAGGAATTACCCGCTAATGAACGAAAACCCTATTGGTATGAACTATATCGGCTGTAAAGAATGTGGAAAATCTTTTGAGTACGACGAGGAACTACCCCGTCGTGGTGCCATTTGTTTTGGATGCCACCTGAAAAGCATCCGCCTAGGGTTCTCCCATGGCAAAGAGGACTTCCATGGTCCCACAATTCGTGAACGCCAGCGTGAACAAGAAGCCCAAGCCGCCCAGGCCGGTATCAAGGCTGAACCCGTCGGGAATCGTTGGGTGTAGTATGTGGTGGGTACCTATTGTTGTTGCCGTAATCACCGGACCTTTGGTTGTGGTTATGCGACAGTTTGAGAAAAAGAATACGCAACAGCATGGGGAAAACCTAAAGGTTCTAAATAGAATCGAAAAGAAGGTAGACCATATTGATAATCGGTTGGATGACCACATCGACTATCATCTTAAGGAAGGTTTGTAATGGATTATCGTGACGCTTTGAAACGTGGTGTTGCTACTTTTGTGGCTGGGGCAACGGCTTCGCCGTTGACCGCCGCACTGTTTAATGTGTCCTTTTTCAAGGCGGCCGGTATCGCCGGACTGATTGCTGTATGGAACTGGATTGCTCGTGTTGCTCAAGCATGGAAGGTAAACAATGGCCCGTCCTTCTAACTCGGATTATCTGGCACGCTACCGCAAGAAGATTGATGCTTCGAAAAAGTGGCGCAAAGAAGAATCTTTCGATGATACTTGGCGTCGACTAGTTGACCTATACAAGGGTCGGCATTACGAGTATTTTACCGACGAGGACCGCATCCTGGTGAACATGGCGTTCTCCACTATTAATGTCATTTATCCATCTATTTCGGTTAACTATCCGAAGATTACGGTTAATGCCATTAACCCGGAGAATTCTGCTAATGCTGTTATTGCCGAAGCCGTAGTTAACTATTGGTGGCGTCATCGCAACATTAAAGACCAGTTCCGTTTGGCAGTTAAGGACTTCCTTATTGTGGGCCACGGATGGCTGAAGGTTGGCTATCGTTATGTTGAGGAAGAACGCATCGGCACAGACGAAGATGTTTCCGACCCGGACATGCCAGAAAACGTTACGAACACAACGTATAATGTTTTAGAAGATGCGCCGTTCGTAGAACGCGTATCGCCATTCGATGTATTCATTGACCCTGATGGAACCACAATGGATAACATCAAATGGATTTGTCATCGCGTCCGTCGCCCCATCAGCGACATCCGCACCGACAAACGGTATAACCGTGCTGTCCGCGAAAAAGTTTCGCCTGTCAGTTTCTCGCGATATGTAGCAGATGAACCACGTCACCGCAAGGTAAACGACAAAGACGAAGGCTATGCTGACGTATACGAATACTATGACCTGCGTAACAATAGCGTTAGCGTGTTCGCAGAAACTAGTGATGGTTTCTTGATTAAACCGCAGAAGATGCCTTATTCATTTGGCCATCCGTTTGTGATGATTCGCAACTATGACATCCCTGACCATTTTTATCCGTTGGGTGACTTGGAAAGCATTGAACCGCTACAGCGAGAACTGAATGCTACTCGTACGCAGATGATGAATCATCGTAAGCGTTACGCCCGCAAGTATCTGTTCCGTGAATCTGCTATTGATGCTCATGGTCGTGCGGCCATGGAATCAGATGACGATAACGTAATGGTTCCCGTTACTGGAGATGTTCCGTTGGGCGACGTTGTCGCCCCATTCCCGGCACTAATTAACCCACCGGAATTCTACAACCAGTCAGAAATGATTACGTCTGATATCAACCAGATTTCTGGTGTATCTGAATTCATGCGTGGTTCAGTGTCAGAAATTCGTCGTACCGCTACGGAAATCGGATTGGTGGCTGATGCCGCCAACGCGCGCACGGCCGATAAGTTGGCTACGATTGAAACCGCTGTAGCATCAATTGGTCGTCGTTTGCTGGGATTGACACAGCAGTTCCTGACGGGAACGGCTGTGGCCCGAATCATTGGCAAAGATGGAGAACCAGTATGGGTCAAGTACGACCGCGATTATAT